GTGTACTGGGAGACGACGCCGAAGAATGAAAACTACCTCAATTTCGCCGAGGTTTTTGCCAAAACGGTGAAGCGTTTCGCGGTCCATATCCGCGAGAAGGGCAAGCAACTTCCCGTCTCGAAGAACGCTCAGGCCGTCCTGGAGGCGCTGTTCGAGGTTATGGACGGCAAGACCGGCCGGTGCGACCCATCCCTCGACACCATAGCGACTCGCTCCGGCCTGTCGCGCCGCACGACCGTCCGGCAGTTGAACGCACTTCGGGAATTGCAAATCATCAATTGGGTCCGCCGCACCGTGAAGACCGGCAACGCGAAAGGCCAAGGGCCGCAGCGTCAGCAGACAAGCAATGCGTACTTCATCGACCTCCTGAAGCTGCCGATCGAGATCGTGCGCACGCTCAGACAGAAGCTGGGCGACAAGCTTCGGGAGACGGCAAAGCATCTTGAAGGGTCCGGGAAGGTGCCGAATCGCATGGCTATCAAGATCGAGCGCATGACCAAGGGTCTCGTCGGAGTGTTTACTGGCGCAAGCGGTGTAGATCATGCTGCTCGCCAGCAACTCGCCGGCGCATCACCCGCTGCCGTCGCGGCGCACGTCTATCGCAACGACCCTGCCGCCCTGCGCGAGCATGAGGAAATGCTCGCCCTTTCGAATGCACCTAGTGCGAGTGCCAACTTGGCATTGTACCCCCCTGTCCAGAACTTAAAGGAAAAGGACTGAGGGCGCTTGGGCGCCCTCAGGCGTCAGATTTGTATTGTCCCCATGCCTTTACGTCCCTTCCCGCCTTCAGCGGAGCGCCTGCGGAGCCGGTGCGCGAGGGCGGCTGCGCCGCCCGGGGTGTCCGGGGGGCCAAGAGCAAAGGGCGTGCCACGTCGCGATGCCGCGCGGCCGGAAAGGTCGTAAGATTATGCCGATTGGTGCATCAATCCGCATCAGCAGTCTAGGCGGCAATGTCGCCGTCCAGCCTAGGACCTAGGCCGGTTCCCGCCGGCAGGCGGTAGTGCATCAAAACCGACATAAAAAGTGCGCGGGCGAGGCGGGGGGATAAGCGCGCTGCGAGGGGGTGCCGCCCCGGCCCTACCCTCCCGCGCGGCCGACCCGCGCAGTTCTGTGCCTTTCTAGAGTCGACGGCACCTCCCGCGTCGCCAGATCGCCGCGGCTAACCGCGCAACAATCATGCGTGCATTCGAAATACGAAAAGGGCGGCCCGATCGAGCCGCCATTAGTGATATCGGAACATGGAGGGTCTTCCTATTGAGGCCTTGTCGCTCCCATAGAATGGTTACCTCAATATTAGTCTTCGGCGATCACCGATCGGTAGGAGTTTTACCGACATACCACTGGCGCCTGATAGGGCTAACTTTACTTCGGCAAGGCTCAGCCGCATTTACCCTCTGTCTGCGGGTCGAGCCTTGCCGCCTCCCTTCTCTCAATCATACCAGGAACGCGAGGAATGAGGTGCGTCCATACCGTCTCTGGTCCTTCTTTTGCGCGTTCGGCAAACACATGCCAGATCCGCGAACCAAGACGGCCGACGGAGTACATCAATACGCGAAATGCCGAGGCTGCCGAATTCTCCTCTATCGCACGAGAATTAAACCATGGTCCAAGGCGTGAGAGCGCGGCTTATACTAGGGCCAAAATACAGCCGCTATGACGAGAGGGAAAGGCAGCTCGCGCGATCCACTGGAGGCATGCGGCGTCAGGCCGCCGCCTTTGCCCGCTCCCTGAACCGCACCGCTTCCATGCCCACCGTGTGGTTGAGTTCGAGAAACACGGACTGCAGAGGCTCGATCTCCAGTTCATAGAAGCTGTCGAGTGCCTTGGCCGGATCGCCGAAGCCACCAGCATTCGCCGGGATGATGCCAAGCAGCTGAGGCGGCACGCGGTGGGCGGCCAAGACGTCATCGCGCGTGGTGTTCTTGATCCCGAGAAACTCGTCCTTGGCGCCGACCTCGGCGATCGGCTTGATCTGGATGCCGTTCTCTTTCCCGCCGATCGCGTGAACGAATAGGTTGCGGAAGTTGCCCGGTCCCTTCGAGCGCTTCAGAGCGCCGCGCATGGCGTCCACGTCGCCATCCGCGAACTCACCAGTCGCGTAGAGGATGTAGCCGGCGTGGCTCCCGTTCTCGTAGTAGCGGCGGCGGAACAGCGTGGCGTTCTCGTTCAGCAGGGCGGACTGCAGCGCCGACAGGTATTCGGGGATGCCGTAGATTTCCTGATTGATGTCCGGCGCCATGATCTGGTGAACGGTGCCTGCGTCGAACTCCACCTCGTTCTGATAGCCGGGCACCCACCAGAAGCTGCCCGGCGACACACCGCGCCGGGTGTATTTCGCAAGGCAGTGGTCGAGCCGCAGCAGACCGCCCAGCCGGTTGCGCACTTCCTGCACATAGGCGTTCCCGAGGACGAGGTAGTCCTGCACCATGCACGCGAAGTCACGGCGGCTGATCAGCGATGTTGGATCGAGGCTGGCCGCCAGCATGTTGCGCTTCAGGATGATCGCGCTGGAATGGTGCGGCGAGGCGCGGAAGGAGCGGGACAGGCCGTCCAGCGAGATCGGCGGTTCGTACCAGCGCTGGTTGTGCCAGCACTCCAGCATGTCGAGCATCGTGGCCCGGCTGTTCACCGGCTCGGGATCTCCGAAGGTGAAAGCCTCGATCGACCTGCCCCGGTTGTCATTGGCCGCGACGATCGCGCCGCTCGATGCGGCGGCGCTTTCCTGACGGCTCATTTGGCGGGCACGGCCCCGGCTGCGATTGGACTTGCTCATTCGATAATCTCCATCGTGCCCTTGGGCTTTTCCTTGCCGTCGAGCGGCTCGTTCATGAGGATGTGCATGGTCGCCCACGCGAGGTCGGCGTGCCCGTCCTCGCCGCCGCGTCCCGCCTTGAAGGTGACGTTCCGGCCGCTGGTGGTCAGCGTCTTCTTGATCGAGACGAAGGCCGAGACGATATCGAGGAAGCTGCTGTCGAAGGCCAGACGCCCCCTGCGGATGACGTTCTGCGCCTTCATGATCATCCCCGCCTTCACCTCCAGCGAGTATTCGATCTTGGCGACGGAACATCCCGGCATCGCACCCGGCTTGGCCAGCAGCTGATAGACACCGGCGCCGACGCCGGTGGCGTCGATGCCCAAATAGGTGCAGTTGTATCGGCTAAGCATTGCACGACAGAATTCGGCCTGCTGTTCGAAGTCGATTCCGCGCAATGGGTGACGTTCGAGGACGCGAAACTTGCCACCTTCCGTTGTGGGCGGAGCGGCAATAACGAGGCCAGCGTTGTCGCCGTTCTCGCTCGACTGCGGATCGTAACCAGCCCACACCGCGCGATTGCCATAGGGCCGTGCCGCCTCGGGATCGAAGTCCGTCCATTCGACGAGGCTGTCGCAGCCGCAGGCGATCATGTCGTTGAACTTGAACGCCGACATGCTGTCGTCGACGAAATCGCACATGAACAGGTTGGCGAACTCGTCGGGCGCGTACTCGTCGCGCAGTTCGTCAATGTCAAAATCGCGGTTACCGCCGCGCGCGGCGTCTTCGATCGTGACGATGTGCCGCCAGACGCGATCCGGCCCGACGCTGCCCGCCGCCAGCGCGGCGTGGCTGACGTCGATCTCGATCTGATCAGCCTTCTTGCGGCGACGATTGCGGCGCTCGCCGGTCCAGTACGGATAAGCCGGATGCGCCACGCTGGACGGTGTCGAGAAGTAGGTTTTGCGCCATTTCTTGAGCGTCGCCATGCCCGAGGCGACCTTGTTGAGCTCCTCGAACGAATGCACCCAGAAGAACTCGTCGAAGTAAAAATTGCCGCTTCGTCCCTGCGCGGTGCGGAAATTCGTACCGAGGAAATGCAGTTCGGCAGCGGCATCCTCTTCGGCTCCCAACTCCGACGTAATCGGCATTGGATCACCGCCAAGCGTCACGCCCACCAGCTTGGCGAAGCTGACGATGTAGGAGCGGAACTGGTGGGCCTGCGCTTTGGAGGCCGACAGGAAGATCTGGTTACGCCCGGTCTCGATCGCATCCATCAGCGCTTCGAAGGCAAAATAGTACGTCGCGCCGATCTGGCGAGACTTGAGGATCATGCGGGTGCGCTGATCCTTCTCGTCCCACCACAGACGCTGATAGTCGTAGCAGCCCTCGAGGAAGAGGCGCTTGAGCTCGGCCGCCTGCTCGGCGGTGAAGTGGTTCTTCTTCGCCTTCTTGCGCGGCCCGGCATTCCGGTTGCCGACCTTCTCGTTGATGTCACCGCTATGGCCGCCGGGCTGCTCGAACCGGCGTACGCGCGCGAGGCTCTCGATCTGCCTGGACAGCGCCTCCATCTCGACGAGGTCGCCGCTGGTCTTTTTCTCCTTGGCGATCAGCGTGAGGAGGCGGATCTCCAGCCCGTCTTCGATCTTGCGGATCGAGGGTGCGTCATCCCACTTGTCGCGCTGCTTCCATGCCGCGATCGTCGCGCGGGGGATGGCCCCGCCTGTGTCGCCTTTGACGCCGTGCAGTTTGAACTCGTCGGCGATCTGCTGCACGCCCCACCCGCGCCAGTACAGGCTTCGGGCATGGCGGCGCGGGTCGAACTGCCATGCGGTCGCCGGGGCGCCGGGCTGGGGAAGGAATGGGCCGGTCATGGCGCGACCATGCCGCGCACTTTCTGCCCCGATCACCGCCGTTCATTTCGCTGAACGCTAAGCGAAATGCATGCCCTTGAGAGATCGCCTCCGACCGTCCCTTTCTGGCGTCAACACCGCCGCCGAACTCTCCAAGGGAACCGGACCGATCATGGCAAAGACCAAGTTTTTCCGCGTCGCCGTCGAAGGCGCCACCGTCGATGGCCGCGTCATCCAGCGCGAATGGCTGGAGCAGATGGCCGCCAATTACGACCCGGCGACCTATACCGCCCGCATCAACTGCGAGCACATCGCAGGCTACAGCCCGGAGAAGCCCTTCAACGCTTACGGCTCGGTGCTCTCGCTCAAGACCGAGGAAGTCGAGCTCACCATCGGCGGCGAAAAGAAGAAGCTGCTGGGCCTCTACGCCGAGATCGATGCGAACGACAATCTGGTGGCGATCAACAAGGCCGACCAGAAGCTGTTCACCAGCTGCGAGATCCATCCCGATTTTGCGGGCGCCGGCGAAGCGTACCTCGTCGGCCTTGCTGTCACCGATCAGCCCGCCTCGCTAGGCACCGAGCCGCTCAAGTTCGCGGCGATGTCCCGTCCCAACGTTTTCTCCTCGGCCCACGAGACTTCGATCGAGATCGTTCCGTCGGCCGAGAACTCTGGCGTCGCGGATGCCATCAAGTCGGGCTTTGCCGGTCTCGCGGCGATTTTCGGCCGCTCGGAGCCCGAAAAGCCCAAGGAAGAACCGAAGCCCAAGGCGGCGAACGACAACAGCTTCGATGTGGCCGCATTCAGCGCGGCGCTGGGCGAGCAGGTCGCGCTGGCCGTGAAGCCGGCGAATGACGCCGTCACCGCGCTCGCCACCCGCTTTGATGCGCTGGAGGCGAAGCTCTCCACCGAAGAGAAGCCCCAGACCTTCAAGCGCGCTCCCGCCGCTGGCGGCGCCGGCACCGCGCTGACGGATTGCTGAGCGCCCGCACTACCGACCTGCCTCCACGCCTTCGCGTCCCCTTAGGAGCCCCCGCACATGCGCAATGAAACCCGCCTCCTGTTCAACGCCTATGTCAGCCAGATTGCGCTGCTGAACGGCGTGGACAGCGCCACCGTCAAGTTCAGCGTCGCCCCGGCCGTCGAACAGAAGCTGGAAGAGAAGATCCAGGAGTCGAGCGACTTCCTCGGCCTCATCAACGTCGTGGGCGTTCCCTCCCAGCAGGGTGAGAAGGTCGGCGTCACCGTGACCCGCCCGCTCGCTAGCCGCACCAACACCGCCGGCGGCCAGCGCCGCACCCCCGGCGATCCGACCGACACCACGGACGATGGTGGCTACCACTGCCGCCAGACCAACTTCGACCATGCGATCCGTTACACCAAGCTTGACGCATGGCGCCACAAGCCGGAGTTCCAGACCCTCCTGCGCGACGTGATCCTGAAGCAGCAGGGCCGCGACCGTATCATGATCGGCTTCAACGGCACGTCCATCGCCCCGCAGACCGACCGTGCCGCCAACCCGCTGCTGCAGGACGTCAATGAGGGCTGGCTGCACAAGATCCGCACCCATGCCGCCGATCGCGTTCTCGACGACGGTGAGCTGACGGCAGACGCCACCAAGGCAATCTACGTCGCCGCCGGTGTCGAAGTGGTCGATGGCGATGCAACCAACACCGCCACGGCTGAGGCGGATTACGCCAACCTCGACGCGCTGGCGTTCGACGCGCTGGACCTCCTCGACCCGTGGCACCGCAGCGATACCGACCTCGTCGTCATCGTGGGCTGGGCACTGGTCAAGGACAAGTATCTGAACCTCCTGCAGGCCGCCGGCGACACGGCGAGCGAGCGCGAGGCCGCGCACCGCATCCTGACCCTGCCCAAGCAGCTGGCGGGCAAGCGCGCCGTCATCGTGCCGTTCTTCCCCGAGGATGCGATGCTGGTCACCAGCCTCGATAACCTCTCGATCTACTGGCAGGAGGAAACCCGCCGCCGCCAGATCAAGGACGAGCCCGCGCTCGACCAGATCGAGAACTACGAGTCCGTCAACGAGGATTACGTGGTCGAGGACTACGGCCGCTGCGCCCTCATCGAGAACGTCGTCATGGGCAAGAAGCCTGCCACCGCACCCGAGGAGGAAGGCGGCGCCTGACGGCCCGCCCCCTCATCTGAAAACCGCCCCGCACACAGGATACCGCTATGAGCCTCGCTCGTCGTAAACGCGATCGCGTTCTCGCTGCCCAGACCATCATCGCAGTGAAGCCGATCCACGCAGGCGCTACACCTGTGCGCGGGGCGGCCCTCGCCCCCGCTGCCGCCTCCTCCTCGGCAACGGGGGCGAATACCTTTTCGCCCGCCGCCCGCGCAGAACGCGAGATTGGCCTTCGCCTAACGCACGATTTGCGCCGTCTCAAGGAAATCCGTTCCATCGACCGCAAAGTAGCTGCGAAGCGCGAGATGCTGCCGGAGTACGTTTCATGGGTGCGCGGCGTGCTGGAGGCCGACGCGGGCGTGGGCACCGGCGTCGCCGCCGAGGTCGTGCCGACCATCATGGTCTGGCTGATCGACATCGCCGAGTATTTCGACGCACTGGATCTCTTGCCGTTCATGCTGCGCCACAAGGTGGCGATGCCGGCGCGCTACCAGCGGGACGCGGCGACCATCGTCGTCGAAGAGATCGCGACTGCCGCCGCCAAGGTGCAGAATGCTGGCGAGTCTTTCCCGCCCAGCGTTCTCGTTCGCGTCGAAGAACTCACCGGCCATCTCGACATTCACGACGAAGTTCGCGCCAAGCTGCTCAAGGCCATCGGTATCGAACGCCTGCGCGATGCCGAGGAGATGGAGGCTGGTGCGCCTGCGCTGCCGCATCTCGTCACCGCGCTCGATGTCCTGCGCAACGCCCAGCGCCTCAATGGCCGCGTGGGCGTCAAGGACCGCATCAAGCGCGCGGAAAAGCTGATCGCGGCCTGCAACGCCACTTTGCCCGAAACCGACACCCAAAACGGCGACGAACCCGCCTGACAAGCTCGCCCCCGGCGCTCAGGGGCGGATCGCGCACTGCGGGAGGCCTTCGGGCCGTAGGGCCGCCAGCTGACCCGATCCCCACCCCTGTTAGCCGGGGGCCGATGGAGGCTCACATGCACCAATTCAACCTGTGGACGCTTTTCTTGATCGCCGGGTACATCCTTGCAGCATACGTTCTGGCCAAGAACGCCATGATTGAAGCGCGGCGCTTCTATTGGCTCGCCGTTGCAATGCTTCTGCACCACGAAGTTCTTCCGCATGTCAGCCAGCATTTCGGAGGTCTATCCGCGAGGACAATTCTTATTGTCTGCGCCATTGCAACGATAGGCTGTCTTTTCGCGATGCTATGCTGCCTGAGGCAGATCGCTGACTTGGTGGCGCTGTGACTTACGTCCAGATCCCCGGCGCCGATCTTACCGCCGCGCCGGACCCGGTCCAGGAAGCGCTGATCATGAACGACGGCTTCTTCCCGGACATCGAGCCCGGTGCGGTGCGCGAAGCTGCGCGCATCACGACCAGCATCACCCCGGCGCGCCTCCGCGCCGCAATACTCGGTGCCCTGCTGACACTGAAGGGCGACCTGCGCGCCTATAAGACGCGGCAGATTGCCGCCGGCCATGCGCGCCTGGACGATGTCCCGGCCGATGAACTGGACGGCCAAAGCGAACTGCTGATCACCTATCACCGCGCCGTCGCGCTCTATGCCAAAGCCGAACTGATCGAGCGCCACCGCGACTTCGACACGACGTCTGCCGGAGGCAATCAGGCCGACGAACTCACGCCCTCGATCGGCGACCTGCGCCGCGATGCGCTGCACGCCGTGCGCGATATCCTCGGCAAGGCGCGAACGACCGTCGATCTGATCTGATGGCCGCAGCGCAGCGCCTGACCGCCAAACAGGGCGACAAGCTGGATCAGCTGCTCTGGCGCGAAGCCGGGCTCGGCCCCGGCGAGATCACGCGTGTGCTCGATGCGAACCCCGGCCTCGCGGACCTCGGCACAATCCTTCCCCTCGGCACCGTCGTCATCGTCCCGGCGACTGCCACGCAAGAGGGCAACGCCAACCGCGTCCTGCCCCTCGTTCAACTCTGGAGCTGATCTGCATGGACCTGCGCACCATCATCCACGCCGTATCCGAATGGGGCATCGACCTGATCGGCTCGCTCACCCCCTCGCTGGTCGGATCGGCCGTGGCGCAGGCGTGGAAACCACATATGCCGTGGCGCCAGCGCCTAATGCAGTGGGTCGTCGGCTCTACGGTCAGCTACTACGCGACCCTCGCCATCATCGCGGTGACCGACTGGAACGGCTTTGTCGCGCAGTCGATCGCGTTCGGCATCGCCCTGCTCGCCTTCGACGCCACGCCGCGTGTGGTCAAGGCCGCGATCGACACCCTCGTCACCATCCCCGGCCGCATCGCCGACCGCTTCCTGCCGAAGAAAGGCTGACTCATGCTCACCGCGCTCAAAACGAAGTCGCGCCAGATCGCCGCCGCCGCGCTTACCATCATCGGCGCCGCCATCGCGCTCGAAGGCGGCTACGTGAATCACAAGGCAGATCCCGGCGGCGAAACCAACATGGGTATCACCGCGCAGGTCGCCCGCGAGAACGGCTACACCGGGCCGATGCGCACGCTGCCGCGCGAAGTTGCGGAAAGCATCTACTACGACCGCTATCTGGTGAAGCCGGGTCTTGCCCCGCTAATCTCGATCGACGCCGCGGTTACTGAGGAACTGTTCGACACCACGGTCAACATGGGGCCGGCCCGCCCGTCGCGCTGGTTTCAGGAGAGCATCAACGCGCTGTGCGGCACCCGCCTTGCGGTAGACGGCCAGATCGGTGCCAGGACGATCGCTGCCTATTCAACCTGCCAGAAGGACGCGGGCGCCGTGAAGCTGTGCGGTCGGATGCTCGATCGCCTCGATGCCAGTCAGCGCGCCGAATATGACCGCCTCGTTCGCGTAAATCCCAGCCTCAAGGTATTCCACAAAGGCTGGGTCGCGCATCGCATAGGCAACGTCGATCGCAAGAAGTGCGGGCGCGTAGCCGCATGATCGGCCGCTCGCATCTGGCCCTTGTCGGTGCGCTTGCTGCCTGCCTCGCGGGCATCGGCGGCTTTGCCTACGGCACGCGCGTCGGCATCGCACAGGAAGAGGCAGCGCAGAAGCGCGCCGACGATGCCGCCGATGCCGAGCGTGAAAAACTGCAGGGCCAGATCGACGCCGGCGCGCAAGCCCACCAGTCCGCAGAATACAACCGGCAGGCCCACGTCAGGGAAATCTACCATGAAACGCAGAAGGTCATCGAGCGCCCTATCTATCGCAATGTGTGCATTGATGCTGACGGCATCGGCCTGCTCGACCGCGCCGCAGCCGTCGCGAACGGCAAGGGTCTCAGCCCGCCTGTTAGCGCCGCCGCCGACGCTGCCGCCGGTACAGCGCGGCCCTGATGGCCAAATGACCGGCGCCGACGCGCAGACCAGCCTGACCGCGCTCTACGACGTCGCCGGCCAGATCCGCGCCGCGTTCATCGAATTGCAGGCGGAAGTGCGCCTCGCGCAGGGGGGCACCGATGCGCAAGGCCGATAGCCTGCGGCGCTGGCTCACCGCCTGTCTGCCCGCTGACTTCAAGGAACACCCCGACCGCCTGCAGATCTACATCGAGGCCGGTCAGATCGCCGCGCGCCAGTCGAAGACGCTGTCGTTCGTTTACCAGTACACCCTGAAGGCACTTGTGCTCGACTTCGGGGGCGATGCCGATCGCCTGATGGTGCCGATGCTGGCATGGGTAGCCAAGGAACAGCCCGAATTGCTGCGCCGGCAGGAAAGCCAGCCCTTCGCCTTCGAAGCAGAATTGCTCGATTCCGAAACGTCGGATATCGAGATCTCGCTCGAACTGACGGAACGGGTGATCGTCACCCCGCGCGCCGATGGCAGCGGCTACGACGTCGATCATCCGCCCGAGCCGGATTTCACTGACGCCTTCGCGGGCGTCAACGCCAGCTTCATTGATGCTTTCGCCGGCGATCTCCCGCTACTGCTGGCAGGCGACTGATGACCGACGACCTCGCCGAGATTGAGCAGCTGACCGGCGCGATCGTCCGCAGCCTCTCATCGGGCGAGCGCCGCAAGATCATGCGCCGAATGGCCCGTGAACTGGCGATCAGCCAGCGCGAGCGCATCACCGCCCAGCGCCAGCCTGACGGCAGCGCGTTCGAGAAGCGCAGAGCAAAAGCCCCTCCGGTCACTGGGCGCGGTGCCGCGTGCTTCCTCTATCCGGCCGGTGGTGGCGGCGAACCGCGCCGCGTCATCATGAAAAGCTTCACGTGGGCGACTGGCCGAATGATGACCGGCTTCGACATCGAGGCTGGCGGCATTCGCTCGTTCGAGTTCGACAAGATAGTGAAATGGCTTCCGGTACCAGACGAGCACCGCACCGCCGGTGGCGGGAAGCTGCGCCGTCGTGGCGGTCTGCGCCGCCGGGCAATGTTTCGGCGTCTGGCATCGTCCCGATTCCTGAAGACGGGCGTGGATGACCAGAGCTTCTGGGTTGGGTTTACCGGCAAGGTGTCGCAGATCGCCGATGTCCACCAGCATGGTTTGCGCGATAAGCCGTCTCTGCGCGCGAGGGCGGTTTCCTATCCAAAGCGTGAACTGCTGGGCGCCACGCCTGCGGATCAAGATCGGCTTCTCGATGCCTTACTTGAGCAAATCTCTCAGTTTTAAAAGAACGGCCCCGACTGCAGCTTTGTGGTGGAAGCAGTCGGGGCCGAAGTGATGAGGGTCATTGCATACTAGCGCTTGGGAAACGGCGCGATTTGAAAACCGTTGCATCTCGCCGGAAATTTTCCTCAGCCGCCTCCGAGGGCGAGCCATCGATCCCGTCGTACGCAGCATATCGCAGTGCCATTTCGCTGAGCACCCAGCAAAATGCCGGGGGATAGCGTGCGCATACCCGCTCCCGCGACATGGCCGGCATGGCCGATCCCACATTCACCGCAGTTGATCTCTCGCGCCTGCCGGCGCCTGATGTCATCGAGACGCTCGATTACGAGACGCTCCTTGCTGAGGCGGTCGCACGCTTCAAATCAGAGATGGCGACGCTGGGCCTCACGGTAACCACGCGGGACAGCGATCCGGCCATCAAGCTGCTGCAGACCTTCTCGTACCTCGCCCAGCTGCTGCGCCAGCGGGTGAACGATGCCGCGCGCGCCGTCATGCCTGCCTTTGCGGTCGCGAACGATCTCGACAACATCGCTGCCCTGTTCGGCATCGTGCGCAAGGTCATCACGCCCGCCGATGACGCGCTGGGCACCGATGACGTCATGGAAAGCGATACCGAGTTCCGCCGTCGCATGGTCTTGGCGCCCGAAGGCTTCTCGGTAGCTGGTCCCGAGGGCGCCTACCTGTTCCATGCTCTGTCGGCCGATGCTGAAGTGCTCGATGCCACCGCCACCAGCCCGTCGCCGGGTGTCGTGATCGTCTCGATCCTGTCCCGCTTGGGAAACGGCGCTGCTTCTCAGCAGCTGGTCGATACGGTGCAGGCCTACGTTTCGGCCGATGAGCGCCGCCCACTGACCGACTTCGTCACCGTCCAGTCCGCGCAGATCGTACAGTACGCCATCGACTATGACCTCACGACCTACAATGGTCCTGACGGCGAAGTCGTTCTCGCTGCCTCGCTCGCCAGCGTGCAAGCCTATGTGGCGGAAAGCCAGCGGGTCGGTCGCGACATCACCATGTCTGCCCTTTTCCGCGCCGCGCATGTCGAAGGCGCGCAGAACGTGCGCTTCAACTCGCCCACAACCGACATCGCCATCACCCGTCTCCAGGCGCCCTACTGCACCGGCGTCACAGGCCGCCTGACGGGCACCAACGAGTGACGTACCCCTCCCTCCTCCCACCGGCCTCGACGAAGTTCGAAAAGGCGCTGGAACAGGCCGCAGCGGCCCTGCTCGATTTCCGCGCGCCGGTACGTGAGGTCTGGTCGCCTGCCGAATGCCCTACCGGGCATCTGCCGTGGCTGGCATGGGGCCTCGCCATCAGCCACTGGAAAACCGGCTGGACGGTCGAGCGCAAGCGCGAAGCCGTTGCGGACGCGATCCCGTACCATCGGCGCAAGGGCACCCGGCAGGCCGTGGCCGAGATCCTGACCGAACATCATCCCGCATTTCATATTGTGGAATGGCATGAAGCCAACCCGCGTCTCACGCCGCACACGTTCGAGGTGCGGGCGCCCGCCGCGCAGATCCCCGCCAGCTTTCTGACGATCGCCAAGACCGAAGAGATCATCGCGGACGTCGCGATAGCCAAGCCCGCGCGTGCCCACTTCGATTTCGTTCAGAACCTCGATCTCGCCGCCGGGATGTACCTCGCAGCAGGCAGCTTCGTCGGTTCGGTAGGCCGCGAAGACTACACCGCCGGTCTGGATGAAAGCCGCGACTGGCTGGCCCTGCTGCAGACCGAGGACGGTGAACCGATCCTCAATGGCAACAGCGATTCCGACTTTTTGGAGACCTATTGATGGCCGCGCTCGCCTTGCAACTCACCACGGCTGGCCTTGCCGCCGTGCGCGCCCCGGCGGGCACCGCAAAGACGGTGATCGCGCAGCTGGGCCTCACGGCGCAGCCGTTCGTTGCGGCGCCGACGCTCACGGCGCTGCCCGGCGAATTCAAACGGCTTGATATCACCTCGGGCGTCGCCGCCGCGCCCACCGTGGCGCACATCACCGCCTATGACACGTCCGCTGATGTGTGGAGCGCGCTCGGCTTTGGCCTGTTTCTGGAGGACGGCACGCTGTTCGCCACGTACAGCGCTGCCGTTCCGGTGCTCAGCAAGGCGGGCGTCGCCTTCGCGCTCATGGCGTTCGACATCGCCTTTAACGCGGACGTTCTCGCAGAGATCACGTTCGGGGACGCTACCTTTGTGTGGCCACCGGCTACAGAGAATACGCGCGGCATCGCCGCCCTCGCTTCGCAGGCCGAAGTGAATGCGGGCGCCGATGCTACCAAGATCGTGACGCCCTCGCGCCTCAAAGTCCTGCTCGACGCCGCCATCGCGGGCATCAATACGGCGATCGGCGCCGTGCGTGCGATCACGGTGACCGGCGCGGGCCTCGCCACCGGCGGCGGTGACCTCAGCGCCAACCGCACTATCACGGTCACAGAAGCTACCGACGCGGACGTCACAGCCGGTACGAGCGCGGCTGCAGTCGTCACGCCACGGCGTCTCGCCCCCGTCAGAACGGCATTGCAGGCCGGTATCGATGCGCTCAAGGCGATCACCATCACCGGCGCGGGCCTTGCGACCGGAGGCGGCGCTTTGACGGCCAACCGCACGATCACCGTGACCGAAGCCACCGCCGCCGAAGTGACCGCAGGCGCCAGTGCCTCCACCGTAATCACCCCGCGCCGTCTCGGCCCCATCACCATGCTGCTGGCGCAGAACGGGTTCATCAGGTTTTTCGGTTTCCAGATGGCTTGGGGCCGGTTCAGCGCGGCGGCCAACACCACCACCCCTGTCGTGTTTACGCAGGAATTTCCCAGCGCCTGCTTCTCAGCGTTGGTCAGCGGGGTCACCAACCTCGGCACCGGATCGCAGGACAACACACCGGCGGTCATCGTCTCCTCGATCACCAAGGTCGGTTTCTCCGTCTTCAACGCCGACGATGAAGACGATGCCACCTGCTACATCGCCGTGGGATACTGACATGGCCAAGATTACCGCTCTGCCTCGCCTTGCGGCTGAAGCCGCGACCGGCAACGAACTGATGCCTGTAGTTCATAGCGGCGAGACCAAGGGCGTCGCCGTCATCGACGTCGTTACCCCCGCCGCCAAGCCGTTCATGGACGGCGCGCAGCTGGCGCGCGATCAGGCCGCCGACCTCGTTCTGCCGAAGAACATCTTCTTCGACCTCTTCCTCGAGGACGCGGAAGCCATGGTTCCCGAAGGGACCATCTTCAAGCTGGTGAACAGCACCACGGGCACGGCCGACGTGCGCCGCCGCGACGCGGTCGGTTCCACCCGGCTCTATACCGAGGCGACGACGACCGCGCTGCGCTCCAACGATCCGCTGTGGGGCGCGGGAATGGTCGGTGCGCCGGGCGCGGGCACGGTGGGCGATCGTCTCGCCGGTAGCGTCACTCCGGAATCCTATGCTTATGGTGCTACCGTGGGCGATGGCACGCTGCGGCTGTTGTCCAGCAAATACGCGACGCTGGTAGAGGCACAGACCGTCTACCCGCATGCGACTTCGCTCGAGCAGTCGATCGACTGGGCTGCGTTCCAGGCGGCGGTGAACTCGGGCCACCTCGTGCGGACCCGCTACGCCGCGAACTACATCTCGACGGACGAGATTACGCCGCCTGCGGGCAAGGCGCTGGTCATTCGCGGCGAGTGCTGGGGCTCGTACAGCACCATCCGCGCGGCGCCGGGCTTCAAGGGCTGGCTCCTGAAGCCAAGCCCCGCCTACGACATTCGCGATCTGCGCGTGATCGGGAACAGCGAGGACGACTGCTTCCTCATCGGCTCGAACGCGAACCTCAAAGCGGGCGGCGCGCGGATCGAGCGCGTCTACATCGCCAACGCCGACATCGGCATCCACTTCGATACGCTGTGGGAGCATCCTTGGGGGCTCTACTACAACCAGATCATCGGCGTGAACTTTCGCACCGGCGGCATCAACCTCGGCGGGGTCACCGGCGATGCCTCGTCGGGCGAGAGCGCGTGGTCGATGGACAACATCAACATCAACGGTTCCCCCGATGGGACCGGCATCGCCGCGACCGATGTTGTCGTAACCGCCAACAGCCCCGACACGACGCACGATCTCGTCACCTGGAACAATGCCGTCACGCCCATCTACGGCTGGTGTGTGATGCGATCGGCCGATGGGGTGACGGGCTGGCATGTACCGCCCAACTGGGCATCGCACGCCTACACCTCGGGATCGTTCAGCGCGCAGAAGAATGCGGGGGAGACTTGGTTCTATGCCCCCGTCCGAATGACGCTCGGGCTCAACATCCGGCGCGGCAAGACGGTCGCGATGGGCGTCGTCCAGTCGGAATACTTCGGCGTCGGCGTGGCCTATCGCAACGGCTTCTCGGCCGCCATCCAGCAGTTCTATGCGGAAACGCGCGACCGGGTGCCGCCGCTGTCGCAATATGCGGGTATCATCGCTTCGGGCGGCAACCTGTCGGTAGGCGGGGGATGGGTCGAGCAGTACGGCTACGGTGCGATTTCCACCAGCAACGGCAATCTCAACATGCTTGGGGGCCGCCTGCGCGCGAACAACTGCAAGTGGGGGCCGGTCGGGATTGGCGGCTCCACCCAGCAGACCATCATTCACGCCATCCTCGACGCCACCGGCACCACGCCCAGCAAGCTGGTGGCACTGGCGGGGTCGGCGTTTGGCTTCATTCGCGCCGGGTATGAGCGGGACAGCGCGGGCACGTCCATGCGCCACTATGTCGACGGGCTGGAGGGCGCGGCCAAAGAGGTGCGCAATCGCGGTACCACGGTGGCCCGCCTCTACGCCAATAGCGCGCGAGAGGGCGTGGTCGAGGCACATCGCGGCTTGTTCACGCTGCCGTCAAAGTCACTGACGCCCCTGCTTGCCAACGTCGCACAGACGACGGTGCTGACGCCCGGTGCCGCCACCGCTTGCCTGACAATCTCGGGCCTCGCGAGCAACACCTTCGCGGGCCTCGTCCTGCGCTACACGATCGGCATTCTCAGCGGCACGGTCAGGCGTCAGACGGTCAGCGGCACCATCGAAATTGCGTTGGTGGAAGCGGCGGGCACCGGCGTCACGGCCGCCATCGTCGCCACGCCTACGGCCAAGGCCATCCAGGCAGCATCGATCGCCAACGACCCCGTGTTCACCGTCTCGGTCAGCGCCGGCGTCGTGACGATCTCCTGCAACCTTGCGACCGCGCTGGCTACGCCCGCCGCCTCGATCGGCTTCAACTTCGTTTCGGTCGAGGGCAGCGGCGGCGCCGCGCTCTCGGTCACTCAGCTCTAACCATCATCGGAGTGCAAGCATGCCCGAAGAAGAAAACCTCGTCCTCGTCGACCACATCCAGAACGCTCTGAACGCCGCGTGCAACGCGGGTGACGATGCGCTCTCCAGCCTGCTGGAACAGGCGCTCATTCTGGCAAGTGCCCCAAGCCCGGCGGCTGAGGCCGAAAGCTGACGATATCGGCGCTTCACGGCGCCGCTCGGCCCCTATACGGAAGGGGGCCTCGGATGTTCCCGCATCTCGAAACCAGCGAGCCTGCACTCGCACTCAACGGGCAGCGCGCCTGCCCCGTTCAAGTACCCTTCCGCGCTCAGGCGCGGGAGGGCACATCATGCAGGAAATCCAACATGTCTACCCCTTTTGTTCTCGTATCCCCCACCGCGCCAGTCGCCGGCTACATTGGCGGAAAGCGCAACCTTTCCAAGCGCATCTGCGCCATCATCGAACGCACGCCGCACTCCAGCTATGCGGAGCCTTTCGTGGGCATGGGCGGCATCTTTCTGCGTCGCCGCAGCCGCCCGCGCGCAGAGGCGATCAACGACATTTCCGGTGACGTCGTGGGCCTGTTCCGCTGCCTTGCCGAACACTACCCCTACCTCGTCGATATGCTGCGCTTTCGCGTGACGAGCCGGGCCGAATTCGAGCGGCTGCTCGGGCAGGATCCCGATCGCCTGACCGACCTACAGCGCGCCGTGCGATTCCTTTACGTCCAGCGCCTGGCATTCGGTGGAAAGGTCTCCGGCCGTTCCTTCGGCGTGGACGCGTCTAGCCCTGCTCGCTTCGATGTAGGGAAGCTGGAGCCGATGCTGGCGGATCTCCATGACCGCCTGCAGTCGGTCGTCATCGAGCGCCTACCCTATGCGGACTTCATCCGCCGCTATGACCGGGAAGGCGCGCTGTTCTACCTCGATCCGCCATATTGGGCCCGCGAGACGGACTACGGCAAGGACGTGTTCACCCGCGATGACTTCGCCGCGCTCGCCGAGCAGCTTGCGGGCATCAAGGGCAAGTTCCTCATGTCGCTCAACGACAACGAGGGCGTGCGCGACACCTTCCGGGATTTCAAGGTGGCGGCGATCGACACGACGTATACGGTGGGTGCGGCATCGCGCCCGGCGCGCGAGGTGCTGATCAGCAATTATGCGCTGCCGGCGAACGAGAACTGAGGCAAACGTCCTTTTCCTTGCTGCCAGCTGGGCTGGTCAATCCTGATCGCTCAGCACAGCCACCAAATTTGAACAATATAATGCGCATTTCTGTTTCTTAATGAGCAATACCTGTAATTAGAATGTCGAGTTATTTTTTTCCGATCATCAAAATTTGCTGTACGATACGGGCATAATCTTTCTCAATAAATATGATAACAAGTGAACATATCTGTTGTTATTAAATCTATTGCTCATCTGGAAAGCTTATAAATGTTGGACATGGACGCACCCACGCTTGAAATTGCCCAGACGGTAGCACGCTGTATCGCCGAACAACTTGAACGTAGCGAAATGGGCAACGTCACCTTGCCTCGGGAAATGGCTGAGTTGGCGCTCGCTTTCACGAACGCAGCGATCGAAAGCCTCCAGAGCTCTCCTTGTGACATTAGAAAGTCGCTGAACTGA